CTTTGCAAAATCAGGTTCATCAACCTCAACTTCTGATACGTCGGCTGCTTTTTCCAGAACTTCAGCAGAAGCGTCAACAGCTGGTGCTTCATCAGCAACATCTGCCTCAACGGGTGCTACTTCCTCTGCAGGAGCAGCGATAGTTGTTTCATCTACAACCGCAGGAGCTTCCGCTACTGGTGTTGTCTCTGTGTTTTCTGACACTTCATTACCTCCTTCTGCGTTTGCCTGTTTTGCAATTGTTTGTGTATCAGGCAACGTAAATCTTGATTTCTTAAACGAATCAAGAATGCTATCTATTTCTTTTGCTTTGTTAACATCATTTGACTCTACCCATCCAATTAATGTTGCAGGCTTTCCTGTAACTGGGGAATCATATGATCCATCTTTTGAGATAAAAACTGAATCTGAATCGGCACAATAAAAAATATTTTCTGTTACTGTCTCTGCGGCAATTCCTTTAAAAATAAGTTCTCCATTCATTTTCTGAATAGAAAGAATATTGCAAAGTTCATTCGCTGGAGAATCTACTACTGATAATTCAATTAGTGAATAATCTTTAATAAATCTTACTGGCTTACCTGTAGACTTATTAACTTCATTCTCTGAATCAAGAATCTTTCCGCCAATAGAAAATCCTTGTAGAGTTCCGTCCAAAATCTTTTCCCAAGTATCTTGAGCGCCTTTTGAAATATATGCATCTACATATACTCCGTTAAAAAATTCTTTTGTAGTTGGATTATAAAATGTTTCTGGCTTAAATGAAAGCATTTTGCCTACTGCATTTGATCCATGCATTTCACGAATGTTGCCACGGAAATTTTCAAAAGCTTTTAAGCTTGCTTCCGATGTAACAACATCGCCTGTTTGATCTACATTGTCTAGTGTAGCGAAACCAGAGACTGTGCGCTTTTCACGATTTACTTTTGTGAATGGAACAGAAAGGCTGATATTCTCGCCATGGGAAGACCACAAAGATTTCTCAATATTCATATGCTTAATTTTATAACGTTATTGTATATAAGGCAAATACTGGTTGAGCAGGGCTAGTTGACTTGTCTACCTTCGCCTTGAGGATTTCTAGCTTCCCCCGAAACATCAGGAGAATTGTTTTCTCTTTCCTGATCTCTTCTTCTACTATTTTCGGCTTGGGCACGAACTTCTGCCTGCTGTTGTGGCTTCAATACTACAACCTGATCACCGCTATCCAAAGGAACCATACCCTTGCGAATTCTAATTTCATTAGGGGTAATAACCTGCATCCTCAAATATCTCTCATCAATCTTAGACTGAGCATCTTCATCTGTAAGGGCCAATTCATTAAACTTGATTTCAAGGGCATCTGTCATTTCAGCAATTATTCTATTGATTTTCTTTTCAAGAATATCCTGTGCTGGACGACATACCTGCTCTTTAAATGTCTTGTCTGCATCACGAGCTGCAGCTAAATTGATTCCTTCTGGAGTTCCAATTTTATTAATTGGAGTTCTATGGGCCATCAAAATTTCATCACGGTTCATTTTACGATATGTATTAAATGAAGACTCTTGTGATCCAGCCTCAATAGGCTCCATCTTAAATTCAACCTTTGAGTCTGGTGAATCTGCAGGAAGTGGAATATATAGAGATCTATGATTTTTTCCTCTTAATCCAACCTGGAAAAATTCTAGAAGTTTTCTCTCTGATTCGTTTGAAAGCTTAGCGCCTTTAACTGTAATGATATATCTAGGAACAGCCTTATTTTCAAAGTAATCCAAGTTATACTTTCCAGCAAACTCGTTTCCAGCCATAGCATTAGATGCCGCCACGATATCTGGAATTCCATAATAGTTATTTTGAGGTGTATATTTCTTTACATGAATAATTTCATTTGGACGCTCTAGGCCACCTGCAATTGGATTAGGCGTTTCTTGATCTCCAAAGTTGCGGAAGAATACTGCCTTGCCGTAAAGCAATTGAATAAAGCCATCACGTAATCTACGAACACGAATAGTCTTTGCTGGGATATGTCCGATATATCCAATTTTTCCATTTGTTGTTCTGCCTACTTCAAGGTAGCCATTACCAGTTGATTCTACATCTGTGTAGAACTTCATCAGTGTTTCTTTAAATGTTTCTTCTTCGTTGCAATCTTCTAGCCATGTGTGTAAGTCTTGTCGTAATCTATTTAGCTTCCGACGTGCTCTTTCTAGTTGTGCATCGCTTTCAATTCCGTCCATTGCTTCAACTGTTTTACGAGTCTCAATAAAATCAAAACCTAGCCCTACAATATTAGCAACCTTTGCATTAATTGCTGCGTAGTTGTATGGAGAAATTTCGTATACTTGTGATAAATATTCTAAATTATATGGTGGCTCAATAAGGTCAAACATTGCATAGCCAGTAATTGCTTGTGCAAGAAGATTCTGTTGTGTGCTTGTTCCGTCAATTCCTACAAATCTTTTTTGTAAATCTCTATTCATCTTGCGACGAAATGCTGGACTTAATCCAGACATCTTTGCAAGATCTTCGCCTTCTATCTTAAATGGGTCATCTGTTTTCTGAACAACTGGGCTATTAAATTTTACCCAATCTGCAGCAGCAGATATTTGAATGTCTTCGGCTCTATCGTCTTGTATGTGATCCATTATTTTTTACCTACTTTTTTCATTTCATCTTTATAGTTTCCAATATCCAAAGGATCTGGAACTAAGCCCCACTTTAATCTAGACTTCTGCTCCTCAAGCTCTTCGTCATTAATTTTTCTCCGTCCTGATAAAAATTTGGGTGCTCCCTCATAAATACCAAAGGACCTGACTGTGTTTGCTAAAGCATCTATCTTGGCCTTATTACTTTTCATTGCGGTTACAGAAAGAAAATTTCCATCATCGTCGCCAATCCAGCGACCATCTGGCATTTCCCAGACATATATTCCTAGGCGGGTCTCTTCTTCAACAGATGTATAATTTATCTTTCCAGTATCCATATGTTTTTATTTTACCACTTTTCAAAACCTAAGTCCAGCTTTTTGTCATATTAATTGACAAAATTATACAGATTGAAGCACAATCCAGTCGTTATTATAATATACGGCTGGCAATTCTGTCAGGGTAATGGCAGATTCTGTGATTGTTTCAACAGGCTTTCCCGTATATAGCTCAAAATGGGTTTCTACTTTACCTGCTGTAAGCTCGTCTTCATATAAGGCTATGTTCTTATAAAGGTTATTTAGGCCCCCAGAGGTCTCATAATTAAATTTAAATGTTCCTGTAACGGGAGTAGCAAATATTAATACCACATGGCTTGGCTCTTCATCTAAGAAATAACTAGTTATATTAGTAGCACTTGAAATATCTATGCCGTTTACGTACACTTTGCTTATATTGGCCTTAGAAAGGGCTCCAGAGCCATTCCAGGCCAGTCTTGTAGTTGCACCCTGTGAGGCGTAGAAAAGGGTATTAGCGGCCAACGTAGAGGGTGTGAAGAACATCTCTAAAGACTTAATAGAGGAAGCAGTGGTAAGGTCAAATCCAGAACCGCTTTTAGCCCTAATTCCATTCATATAGTTTCGAGATAGAATAGGATAATTTAATGATCCCAAATAATAATCTGTTGTTGAGGTTATTGTGTCTCCAAAATTATCAGCATATATTGTTCTATCTGAGTAGAAGGTTATGCAGAAAAATGATAGCTTTGGAAGGAATTTGCTGGCGTCTGTAGTAGACATGGTAATTCGAATATAGACCCTACCATTAGAATTAAATGAGTCTTTGTTATATTGAGGTAGAGGTTGGCCATTTGTGCAAGGAAGGTATGTGACTCCGTCTGCGCTAGATTCTACTGAAATACCTAGATCATTTCTCCACTCCACCTTAGAAGTAATTAAGCTTATTTGAGATGGAACGAGAAAGTAGTCATTTATAACAAGGGTCTTAGCCTGTACGGTATCTGTCTCATAGAATGTAATATGCTTTTTAGCATTATCGTAATATGTGTTGGAATCTACAAAGTCCGTCCAAGGCTTATTTACTGGGTAGGAGTAATCGAATGAAGCTCTAATGTTTGCATCTGTCCCGCTGAATAGTACGCCATTGTCTGGGAAAACAACGTGGATAGGAGACACTGTTACATTTCCCTCGATATAATGTTTTCTTATAGATGATGAAGATAGGGCATATCTGTAAACGGCTGGAGCATCTACAATAAATGCATCCCCAGCATCTGTGGTTGGGCCAGTCTGAAAAGTAGTAGTAGTATTTGTAAATTTAAAATTAGATAAAGTTTTTGAGGCTACTGGGGCAGAATCAATATAAAGAGATATTCCAGAAACAGAATATACTCCAACAATATGTAAAGCCTTTTTGCTGTATGTAATGCAATATCTTACAGACTCTGTAGAAGACACTCTAAATACAATATCTCCCTTATGCCAATAAAGACCTATGTTATTTGTGGTATCTGCAAAGAGTGGGGTTTGATTACTAGACTCTATAGATTGATTTACCCATACCTCTAAAGTAAAGTCATTATCTGATGTGTATTTGTTTGCAAAGCCTGCGCCTATATTTGATGAGTAATAGTCTTTTGTTATTGGAAATGTAGCATATGCTGTATTGGTTATCTTAGTTCCAGAGATTCCGCCAGGAACAATTGGTAGCATATTTGAAGTGGGGGGTCCTACATAGGTCCCGTGATTATTACATCCAGACTTATCATAGGCAATAGAGCCAGAAGACTCATCCATGGTCCAAAATCCCATTGGTGAGTCTTTTATGGTTTTTAACTGATATGACATAATGCCATTATACCCTAAATGGGTAAATTACTCTGCTGGAGTTTCTTCTGTTGGCTCTTCTGCTACTACTGGTTCTCCTGGAATTCCGCCAGGGGTAAATGATTCTCCATCATAATTATCGTCTGGTTCTACGTCATCTGGACATATAACAAACTGTGATGCGATTGCTGGAACAAAATATTCAAAAATATCTTTACCAGGATCTACATTAAAAGTTTCTACAACTTTACCGTTTAATATTCTAGCGTATTTCATTTTTTCTCCATTTTCATTTTAATATTCTATAACAACTAATCCGTTGCCACCTTGACCACCACTACCGTGCCAAGAGCTGTATGAAACGCATCCTCCACCGCCGCCTGCAATTCCACCATTTCCTCCACGTCCTTTTGATGAGCCAACTGAACCTTGTCCAATATTGCATGCTCCGCCACCACCAAATATTCCACCAGATCCTCCAGAAATAACAAACCAGCTGTCTTGACGGTTGTCTCCTCTTGCAGGGCCACCACCTGCTCCTGGTCCACCATTTCCTCCACCTCGGCCCCAATAGGCTCCAGCATTTGAAAGAGATTGGCTAGGGTAAGGGATGTAAGCTGCGCCTCCACCAGAACCATCTAAATAGTCTCCAGGGAATCTTGACTTATTATTTAAAATTCCAGAAGAACCATCTGGCTGATTAAATCCATTTATTTCTGTACTAGTTGATGATGTTGAAGGTGCAACATAAGTATATCCAAAAGGCCTGCCGTTTGTTACTGTTAATCCTATTCCAGGTTTTCCAAAATACTCTCCCATTCTTCTTACAGTGTCTGCGGGACCTGCACTTCCTCCGCCACCTGTCCAAATATTATTATAGTTTTGTGGTGATGAAATAATATCTCCACCATTTCCGCCTACTCCACCGCCGCCAGTCAGATTTGTTTGACTAGAAGATGCTTGATGAATGTTTCCGCCACGAAATCCTGGACCCCATGGACCAGCTGCAGAACCTCCACCAGTTGCTGACCATCCAGAACCGTAAGAGTTATTTGTGAAAGCTCCACCAGGACCTCCAGTAAAATTAATATCTCCACCAGAACCTGAGCCGCCAGAACCTGATCCGTAATTACCTGTTTGGTTTACATTTATACCTCCGCCACCACCTGTAGCAGAAACTAAAGCTGCAAAACTTGATGATCCGCCAGATTGTGCTGTAAACTGAGTTCCAGTATTATTTCCATCATACCATCCACCCAATCCACCAGTTCCAACTGTAACAGCATAAGATGTTCCTGGAGTAACTAATAATACTTTTTCAGCATATCCGCCACCGCCACCACCTGTAGCATTTGATTGGTTATCTATACAATATCCTCCACCGCCGCCTGCTCCCCATACACGAACTTTTACTGAAGAAACTCCAGATGGAGCGGTCCAGTTAGTTGATTGAAAATACCAGTCTAATCTTCCTCCACCATATACAGCTCCTGCGCTACCTGCGGTTGGTCCTGAATAAATATCAATTGCCATTTGTTTCTCCTTAAATTCCTATTGTTCCGCTGATATAAACATCAGTGGATCCATTTGTGCTAGTAAATAAAACTCTATCGTCTGCGTCTACTCTTTGAGAGGTATCAACATTTAAAGTTGAACCTGCTGATATTGCAACTGGAGCAATCAGATATATTCCGCCTACTCGCACTGCAAATGTTGTAGATGAATTACCAGCATTTGCTACAGTAATCTTATTTACTAGTGCATTTGTATCAAATGTGTACTCGTGTGCATCTGTATCAGCAATTAAAGTTTTACGAATAAATCTTATTGCTGTAGGCTCATTTGGAGCGGAAGAATCTGTTGAAACAATAGTGTCTACTGTTCCATATGGAGTAATATCTCCATATATATCAACTAGTGCTAGTGCAAATGTATATGTTCCGCTTGAAGCAAATCCTGCTGAGGCTGGAATATCTACTGTGAATGCAGTTGTAGTGTTAGCATTTGTTACTGCCGTTTCTGACCATGTCTGAGTGGTAGCATTATAATATGTATCTGTGCCAGAAAGGGTTCTCTTTAACCTATATCCAGATACTACAGAAGATACCATTGTTCTACCGTACCAAGTAAATCCTCTTCCGCCAACTGATCCAGTTGGAACCATATTAAACTTAATTCCAGCTTGCATATTTAATGTTGAAACTGAAGGTGATTTAAATGATGCTGCAGATGGGCCAGTTGTTACTGTTGCCCAAGATGCTCCCGCTGGTAGGGTTACTAGATTTGAATTATATTGTGTTGTAGTATTAGTTGGCCATGTAAAGAAGTCATAGTACCTTCCAAATGTTGGAACTTGGAAAATTGTATGAAGTGATCCATAGTTTCCGTTAAGAGTTCCGACTGAATAAGATTGAGTATCATAAGTAATGGCATTTGTCGTAGGATTAATAAAGGCATCTAGGTACCCAAAGTTTCCACTATTATCTAC